GGGTACCTTCTTCCATGATGAGGTTGATGGTCGCCTGTTGACGCTCGGTGGCGGTGAGTTCGGTGGCGTTCTTGCCGAGTTGTTTCGCGTACTTTGAGTAACCCTCGGAGGCGTAACGCGAGATACCAGCCGACTTCAACAGGATGGATGACCCCGTTTGGATGGCGCGAGTCAACAACTCCGCGGTGTCGGTGGAGTTCCTTTGGCTGATTACCGCCAAGTCTTGGGCGACGCGGGCAACACCAGCCGCTTTTGAGAGGTCAAGGTTGTTTTGCGCGAACTTCAACGCGATGTTTTGCGCGGCATCCATCTCAATGCCGTTCTTGCGGATTGCTTTGGCGGCGTTGTTGATGGCGGTGGCACCGATACCAGTGGACTTGCCGACCGCCTGAATCGCGACATTCAACTCCGAGACCTTCGCCGCGACTTGGAAGGATTCCTTGCCGTAACGAAGAATCGCATAGCCCGCCGTGCCTGCGGCGACGCCGAGCACGGTCAGAATCTTGGAGGTTGGTTGTAACGCCTTCTGGAAGTGCTGTAACGACGCGGTCGCCGCATGAATCGGGTCAATGAAGTCGCCTGCGTCGGCGATAAGTTTCGCCCTTACTTCAAGTTCGTCAGCCACGGCTACCTGCTAACGGCGACGCTTTGCGGCTTTTTCTGCGTCGTGCGCCTTCAACTTGTAGTACGCCGCCCACTCCACGATTTCCGCAGACGAGATGGGGGCGTGCCCGCCACTGCCGTACAACAGTTCGTGTACGGTGCGACCCAACTTCTCGGCGAGGTCGTACAAGAACCTGCGCTCGGTGTTGATTAGGAGCCTTTTCCCGCCTCATCTACCGCCTTCTCTCCGAAGCCAGACAATCGCATGGCGACTGCCACGATTTTGTCCAAGGCGGCTCCCGACTTGCCCATGACAATGTCCTTGTCTGCGCTATCAAACACTTGTTCACCCGTCTCAGGGTCATAGACACACTGGACGACGATTTCAGGCATCATCCGTCGCATGTCAATGTTGCCGTTGTTGTTGGCGGCATCCTGCGAGATAGCGGCGCGAGCCGCCCCCGACATTCCACGGATTTCAACTTCAACACCCCACTCGTCAATCTTGACGATTTCTCGTTGGGTGTCGTCTACTGCAATAATGCGGTCACGAAGGGACACGGTATTCTCCTATGTTGTTGTGGGGTTTTTTAGAAGGTTGTTCGGGTAATCTGCCCCGTCACTTGGAAATCCAGTGACGCGGTCACCACATCTCCGACCGAAGCCGAAACTTCGTAGGAGGTGAGGATGCACTCGCCAGTGTACTTGACTTTGCCAGCCGACGAACCCTCGGGACCGTACTCAAAGGTGAGCGTTGCCGCCTGCCCGACGACTGCCGACAGGGTAGCGTCCGCCGTGGCGTCAAACTTGCCCGAGACGCTGATGGTCGCATCGCTGAGACCAGTGATGTAGGTCTTTGCCGACCCAGCGACACCGAATGTCGTGGTCTCGGCGGTTTCCACATCGCGGGGGAAGCCGATGTCGTCCAAGTATGTTGAATAATCAACGAGCGAACCCGAGGCGTTATCCAACTTGAAAACCGCTGACTTACCGTGTACAAATGCCATGATGGTTGTTTCTCCTTAGCGTCTTGCGAACGCCATTGTGAAGGTGATTGAGCCTGTACCGCTCGCCGTTGTACTGGCTCGCAGGTATCGGTTGACGGTGGTGCCCGTTGCGACGAGGACCCGTTCCGAAGTGGTGACCGTGGTTGCGACGGTCGTGAAAGTGGCAAGGTCGGCAAAGGTTGAGTTGTCCGACGAGTGCTGAACCTTGAAAGTGGTGTTGTTGTCCATCGTGTTCGCGGTGACATGCAGTTGTGCCACCCCGCCGTTTGCGGTGGAGGCGCCGTTGTCTTGGGAGGCGCCGTTGGCGCTCGCCGTGACCGCCGCGAGAGCGGTGAGAAGAATCGCATCATCGGCACCGCCGTCAGCCTGCGCGTCATACGAAACCGTGACCACATCACCCACTGGGGCTGAGACCTCATACGAAGTGGTCTTGGCGAGCATGATGTAGGCGATGTTGCCCGCCGTGATGCCCGACTGTGCGAACAGGACGGGGGCGAGCGAGTCGGAGCCGAGCGAGGCACTCAACGCGACATCCACCGCCAATGCGGCGCCGTCAAACATTCCAGACGCCGACACGGTCGCGTCACGCAAACCCGTGATGTAGGACTTCGCCGAGGAACCGAAAACGGTCGTCTCAGCCGTCTCAACATCCTGAGACACAGAGCCATCGTTGAGGAACGCCGTCAACGGGTGAACGCCGTGGATAATCTCCGCATTTTTGCCGTGAATGAAAGCCATTACTTGTCATCCTTTGCAATCGCATCAACGACCACTGGCTCGGGCTGTGGCTCGGGGTCTTTCGTCTTGGGGTCAACAGGTTCAATGATTGCCTGTTCCCGCAACCATTTGATTGAACGGGGGGGCAAATCCTCAACGACATCGCCAACTTCCGCACGCTTGTTCGGCGGGTAGTCAATCCCTGTGAGAACCTTGTACTTCGGCATGTCGCTCCTGAGTGTCTTGGGCGTGCTCGCATCCCCGACTCTCACCCGACCACGAGGGCACGATGGGCGATGCCGAGGTCACGAGGACACGATGACATTGCCGAGATTACAACCGACACACACCCGCCGAACCCTCAACAGGGGTCTAGTCTTTGATTCCCCAGTGCCCCAATCCGCCGTTATCCAAAAGGTACTTGGCGACCCGCAGGTTGCAATCCAACTTCGTCAACAGTTCAATCCCCCCGCCACAAATCTGTCTCGTCACCGTCCGCCAACTTGAGTTGATTTGCAACAGCCCCGAATCATAGGAGCCGTTCTTGTTGAGCGCCCACACCATGTTCCCGTTCGCATCCCACTTGGCGTTGACCGCTTTCCTGCGACATCGGCTTTCGCGGTAGGCGATGTAGGAGAAAGTCTCTACTGGGACGAGTCCGTAGGAGGCGAACAGTTCCTCGTATTGGGGGCACCGCCATCCGCTGGTATCGCGTCGGATGGCAACGACCGTGGTGGTGGTCGTGGTGGTCGTGGTGGTCGTGGTGGTCTGAATCGGTAGCGTAGCGGGCACCGAAACGGTAGTGCTCGTGGCGGCGGCAGGGGCGGACACCTTGGGAGGCAAAACAACCCAGTTGACGACCATCCCGACCGCTACCCCGACCGCGACCACGCCGAAGAAACGGCGTAACGACATCACCGCCTCTTCCCCACAAACATGACGGCGACAAGCCCCCCAAGAATCGCGAATCCGACAGCGAACCAAAACTCAATCATCTTTGGAATCTCCGATAACCCACCCCACGAATACAGCCAACCACACTGGCGAGAACACCAGCACGAAACCGTAAGCCACCTTTAGGAATGTCATCAACCCTGCCACGAATCCTCCTTCCGTTGACAGGGTTCACCCTACCGAAACTTTGGTCGCATGGCAAGCACCCGAAAACAGGGGGGTTATGCGGCGTTGCGAGCCTTACAGCGTGGGCAAATAATGGTCCACGGGCGGGTCACCGACACGGCAAGCATCTTCTTGCACCGCCAACAGCGAGGCGCCTCATCCGTTTTCTGCGCCCGCCCATACGGGTCGGGGGCTTTCTCGCTCACGGCAACCACACCGTAAAGTCACAACCAACCAGCGCCCTGTCATCTTGGTCGCGTTGCAAAGGATACAACTCCGAGGTGGACAGCACGCAAAGGATTGCCACACCCGACAGCGTTGTGTTACGGATTGCGCCGAGCACATCGCGCACATCCTCGGCTTTCGTTCTCGCCGTGGGATAATCGTTGCGAGCCGCCCTGCAATACACCCGAATCCGCTGGTGGTCAATCGCCTTCACACCATCGCCGAAGGTGTAGTCGGGACCGACGCCAGAGTCCTCGTACAGCGTGACACACGCATCGGGGTCAGACGGCATACGGGCAAGAAAAATGTTGGTCGCCAAAGTGCCTTGCCCTTGTGTTTGGAGGTAGGTGCCCAACGCATCAAGAATCGCCATCAGTCGCTCTCCTCGTTCTCGCTGTAGTCAGAATCCAGCCACGGCGGGACGGCACCGCTACGGCGCAAAATGTACCCGACGAGCAACTTGATGCGTTGCCCAAGACGGTCGCGAGCATCCGCAACAGGGTCCTCAAGATACTTCGCCTTCCGTCCTGGGGCGTGGCGGAACTTCAGATTTTCGTGCTGAACCCATGCGTAATCAACAGCACCGCCACCATACGAAATCTCCACCGCCGCTTTCTTGCCAACCTGATACGGCTCATGCACCATCCCCGAACCTGAGAGGATTCCCTGCCTGAACGGCACCTGCCGTTTGGACTCCGCAAGAATCACTTGGGCTTCCGCATACAGGGCTTCCTTGGTCGCATCAAGCACCTTCTTGTCCCCCGCGTGCAGGATTGCCGCAACATCGCGCAATCCCGTCACTTCAATGTGCATCAACTTTTTGCTCACGAGTATGTGACCGTGGTGTGGTGGGTTCCCGTGTCATCGTTGTGCACCTGCACCGTCAGTATCAACGGAATCGTGTTGTCAGGTAACAAGATTTTGGAATCGGTGGTAATCGTCGGCGTACCGAAGAAAATGATGGTGCCTCGGCTGACAACGGTGCGATTGTCCATCGTTTTTACGACATCATCCGATGGTTGGATACGGCA